CTTCGTTGGCCATTGTGGCCTCCTATGAGGTTCGGAGATGGCCGCGCCTGTCACTGTTTACGGGAGCTTGCCCCGAGCGCGCAGCGGCGTAGCCGCTTCTCAGAAGCTACGCCGCCGAGTGACAATCTGTCAAGGCGTCCGCATACTCGCGAAGATGGCCTCTCGGTTCGCTCGGAACTCCGCAGGAGACATCCGCGCGATCGCCTCTGCGCTCCACGCCGCGGCCTCCGGGGGCGGCTGCTGAACCGTCGCCGTGGAGGTCTTAGGCATCGGCACGGTGGCGGGCGCCGTCGGAGACGGGAGCGTCGGCGCCTGCTGAGGCGCTGGTGCCGCGTCGGACAGGTACGCGCGGACTGCCTTAGGCAGCCCATCGCGGTTCGCGAGCCACTCCCCGATAGGCGGGCGTCCATCGGCCGGGAGCTTCCCGTAAGCGTGCTGGACGTAGTCGAGGCCCTCGGCGTCTACGACGCCTGCGGACATGATCTCGCGCTCCAGGCGCAGCGCCTCGCGCTCGGCCTTGCTCGATGCGCGGGCCTCCTCGTACTGCGAGCGCCACTTGTCGGCCTGCTGCGCCTGCGGCTCGAGCTCACCGATCCGGCCCTCGAGTTCCTTCACGCGCGCCACCAGCTGGCGGATGCGCGCAGCTGCGCCGCTATCGTCGCTCGGAGGCTGCGGCGTCGTCGTCCCTTCGTCGTTGTTCATCCCATCTCCTTCTGTGCTTCGTCCACACGCGCCTGCTGACGCATGATCTTCCGCGCCCAGGTCCGCCCCGCGTCCCCTCCCCAGAGGAGCCACGCGATGTACCCGGCGCTCGGATACCCAGGGTTTCCACGCTTCGCCGCGGGAGCCTTGAGGTCCACTTCGTGACGCTCGAAGTAGGCCACCATGCGGCGCGCAGTGTCTACACTAAGCTCCTTGCGGTTGCTCAGGTCTCGAGCTCGCGCAACGCCGACGGCCGTGCCACCGCGGCCATACTCGCGTCGGAGCTCGAGGCCGCGCCGTGCGGCGGCTGCGACAGTCACGGGCGGCTTCGTGTCCACGTCTCCACGCTCCTCCGCGGCCTTAAACTCGCGGTAAACGTCGGGCTTGTTCACCTGTAGATATCGGCGCTGCCGGTCAGTAACGAACGGCATTACTCAACCTCGCCGGGGAGCTCCTCGGACGCCTCGACGGGTTCGCCGGTCAGGTAGCCGCGGGCCTCGCGCATCGACTCGAGGACGGCGGACAGCACCTCGCGCTGGTCATCGGTGAGCGTTCCTTCGAGCAGCCCGGCGATAGCCTCCTCAGACGCGCGCACCTCGTCCACGGCCTCGTCCATCGCGGCGGCGTGCTCACGCGATACGTCGACTCCGGGCGCCGCCTCCCCGCGGTTCGCTCCTTCTGCCAACGGTGCAGGCGGCGCCTTTCCGTTCATCTCATCGATCGCCTTGAGTCGGATCACCGCGTCCTGCTCGCTCAGCGACCCGAAATAGCGAATGGCCTCCACGCGGTCCATGAGCCCGGCCGCCATCATCTCCATTACGTGCGTTCGTCGCGCCTGCATCTCCTCCGGGCTCAGTGGGATCTCCCGGTAATGGATGCGGTAGTTCGACTCCGGGTAGTTCGTCCCGGTCGCCCGGTTCAGGAGGATCGCGGACAGCGCGATAAGTTCTTGATCTGCCGCGGAAAATTGCAGAATGTACTTCCTCTGTGCCGTTCGCTTACCCTCGGCATTTAGCGAAATGGCATAGCCCGACTTCGCGGACCCGCTCACGCGCTGGAGCTCAGACGGAGACAGGCCCGCGTCAGTCGCGAGACGATGAGCGATGGCGGCGATCGTGCTCTCGATCTTCTCGACATCGGCGCCCGCCTGGAACTGAGACACCATCGGCTGCGTCGTCTCGGCCACCGGATCGAACATGAGGATCGTAGTCGGGTCGGTGATGACCTCGGCGCGAGAAGCGCGCGTGTTCCCGTCCACCTGCTCCATCCCGGCGACTCTCACGCCGACGGCGTAGCGCTGCGGATAGCTCGCATCGCGGAGACAGTGCCCGAGGTACGAGTAGTACACGCTCAGGTTCAGAGCGCCCTCGTAGAGCTCGATCCCGTAGTACGGATCGAACAGGCGATCGCCGTAAAGCGCCGCATGGTAGAGGACAACCGGGAGGACCGGCGTGCCGTCCGACTTCCGGTACGGGTACGCATCGCCCGAGAACGACGCCCCGAGCACCTGGACGGTAATGTCCTCCCCGAACGTGGCGCCGTCCCCAGCGAGGTGAACGCGGTACGAGGGAGCGTCCGGGTCTCGGATATCGAACGCATCCCACGTCCACCGCTGCGTCCCGTTGATGGTCCGCGGACGAAGCTCTGCGAACGACAACGGCACCGTCGGACGTGCCGGGTCGGCCTCGGCGATCGTCATGTCGGGAGACACAGGCCGATACGAGATCCGGCCGTTCTCGACATCAACGCGCATCCACATTTCGCGAAGCGCGATCGTCATCGACTGAAAACGGCTCATCTGCGACCAGAGCCCAGACCGCGCGATCTCTCCGTCCGAACTGATCAGCGGCTCGGCGGCCTCTGCGTCGGTGTTGTGTCGGATGTCGGGCGCGGCGTCGAAAAGAGTGCTGAGCTCGACGGCCACAACGCGAAACGGGTTGCTCGATAGATCGGGCAGGCCCCACGCGGCACGTCGAACGGTGCCAAGCTGCGCCTGTAGCCGCGCCTCGAGCAGCGCAGCCCATCGTCCCTCCATCAGCGCGCGCCGATGGCGCGTATGCTCCCATCGCCGCGCCTCCTCCGGGTTCGAAGGCGCGGGCGGCATCGGCAACGTCTGATGAGCGTACATGCGCACTCCTATCCGATACGGACCAGTTGCGGCGCGTAAAGGCGCCTCGTGATCAGCTCCAAACAATAGCGGACGGCGTCGATGGAATGCTTGTGCTTAGAGTTCTCGCGGCCATCGAAGCGCGACAGGTCATCGATCAAGCGCTGACACCGCGGGTTCACGGTGAAGTTCCCTCGCAGCATCTCGCTCTGGAGCAGACGGTACCCGGCGTACACGCTCCCCCGCGGCTTGTACGCCGTGTGGATGCGCGCGGGCCAGCTTCCAACGGGGAGACGTAAATCGCGTTCGATGGCCTGTACCAGCATCGCATTACTTTTCAGGGCGCCGCCCCGTCGAGAGATGGCGGCACGGTCACCTACCCAGCGGTCCACGTCCTCCCAGCGCAGGCCGCACCGCTTGAGCATGTCGAGGATCGACTTGGCGTCCTGCTCTGGCGTCGTCATGCCGTCGCTCTGCACCTGGTCAAGCACCATGATCCGATGATGCCCATCCTCCGTTGCCTGCATCGCCGTGAGGATCGCCACCTGAGCGCCAGATTCGCGACCGTGATCGATGCCTACGCCGACGAGCCAGTTGCCTTCGGGCGCCTGGTCCCTGACGTGGATCTTCGGGTCGAACGCGGCAAAGACGCGACCTTCAACGAACGTCGTCGTCCACTCACCGAACAGGCGTTGACCTCGCTCCGACTCGAGGATGCCCTGCGATAGCTCGTCGATCTGCGCCTGCGTCAGCATCGGACGCCCGCCGATCGGCGTCGTGTTCTCGATGGTCAGCGGAGCGCAGATGTCGCGGACGCGCTTCTCCTCCACCATCTTCTTAAGCCATTCCAGAGGCTTACCGATCGGCGTCATCGTAAGCGAGATCGTGCCGTGGTTTCTGAACACGCGCGGAACGAGCTCGTTCCATACGTCCTCCGGAGGAGGCTCATCGATCAGGATGTGATGAAGCGTGGAACCGGCGAGGCTCAACGCCCCCTGTTCGACTGACCGGAACTTTAGGATGCTGCCGTTTGTGAAACGGACCATCGCCTGACGGCCGCGGAAGCCCTTGCCCGCCACGAACTCCGTGTCAGGAAGGATCGAGTCCTTCGGGAGAAGCCTCCAGCACTTCTCCTGGATGGCGATCCCTTGCTGGCTAGTGACCGTGATCACGTGCGCCTCGATCGGGGCCGGTCGGCAATACTGGTAGGGATGAGCGCCGAGGCACCTGAACACGGTGTCCGCCATCCCCACCCATGTCTTTCCTACCTGGTTCGCGCCTCGGTATAGGCGGATGCGATCCGTGGCCTTGAGAAACTCCAGCTGCGGAGGCGTCGGCCTGAAGTAGGACAGCGGGTCCGTGTCGCTGCGGCGCGTCAGCGTGTGCGCCGCAGACGCGAGAGCGGA